GCCTTGCACCTATACGGATGAGAACGGCTTGGTGCCCACCGCCGAGCACGAAGCGGCCGGTCTCGGCCTAACCGCTCGATTCCATACCAAATCGAAGGTCAATCTCGGAGACAGCGACGGCCTGACGGTCATGGAGCCTATCGAGAAGCTGATCTTCAACAAGACCGAATTGCTCGCCCTTGGCCTGACGCCTGAAGGCGGAGCGCATATTCATTTTCCCGGCTACGGCCTGACGGTGATCCTCGACCAAGAGCTTGATCCCGATGGGCCGGAGAACGTGTATTGGACCGTAACCCGTGTTTGACATCAACATTGCACAAGTGCTGGAACTGGAGAAGTTCCTTGACGCCGTGCCGGATATCACCCGGCGCTCGGCGGCTTATGCGATGAACGATGTGCTTGGCGGACAGGCGCTCGCCCGCTTCCGGAAGGCAGTCGCGGCTGAAGTGCAGTTCCCGGCCGGATACGTTGACGACAAGATCACCTTCGACAAGCGGGCCACTCCAACCGATCTCACCGCTTCGGTGGTCGGCCGCCAGCGTCCCACTAGCCTCGCCCGCTTTGCGTCGGGCGGCACGATTGGCGGCAAGGGCGGCGTCACCGTTCGCGTCAAGGGCGGATCGTCCTACATGAAGGATGCGTTCTTGGTGCGGCTGCGCCAGGGCAACTCCATTTCCGATGACGGCTTCAATGTCGGCCTGGCGATCCGCTTGAAGGAGGGCACCACGCTCAACAAGCGGGACACCAGCCGCATGGTGCGGCTCGAATCGAACGTGGTTCTTCTCTACGGTCCTAGCGTGGACCAGATTCTCCGGAATGAAGTCGCCGAAGCCGAGACGCCGGAAGTCGTCGGAGCCATCGCGCAGGAGTTCTTCCGCCAGTTCGCGAGGCTCGCCTAATGCCCGACTCGAAGCAACTTCGCATCCTGAAGAAGCTCACCGCTCACCTGGAAGCAACTTCCGGTTATGAGGGGATCAAGTGCTATCGGGGCAAGCTGGTGGTGTCCGCCAAGGAAGTAGAGGATTGCCTGTCGATCCTCGAAGCGCCCCGCCCCGTGGTCGGCCAACCGGCAGGCCACCAAGGGCACAAGCGCCTGGAGACCTGGACGCTCCTGGTGCAGGGCTGGCCAAAGGATGACAAGGACAATCCGAGTGATCCGGCTTATGCGATGAAGGCCGCCGTGGAACAGTGGCTCTATCGACTCATCGCGGTCAAGGAAAGTGATGGCCTTCCGGTGTATCCGGACCTGTATCTCCTGGCAGGGGACATCGCCTCTTTAACCATCGGTCAGGGTGTGGTAAGGCCCCCTTCGGAGGAAGCTGCGTCTCGCCTGGCCATGTTCTATCTCCCGTTGATACTGGAGATCACCACCGATGTCAGCAACCCCTACGGATGAAGGGAGATTACAGATGGACGAAATGAACTATGTCGTTGGCCGGGGCCGACTGTTCTTCGGGCAGTTCAAGACCGGCACGCGGGTCGCGCGCGGCCAGCTTTACTTCGGCAACACCCCCGCGCTTTCGCTCTCGCAGTCGGAAGACACCCTGGACCACTATTCGAGCGAAGGTGGCGTCCGCGTCAAGGATGCCAGCGTTTCGCTCCAGAACGATTCGAGCGGTTCGTTCCAGTGCGACAACATCTCCCTGCCGAATCTGGCTCTCTGGTTCCGTGGCTACCAGACCACGAACATCGAGACCGGCAGCGGCTACGGCACCGGCACGATCACCTTCTCGACGGCGGTTCCGGCCGATGGCGACACGGTGACGATCAACGGCCAGGAGATCACCTTCGTTGACGCCGATCCCGGCCCGATGGAATTGCTGATCGCGGCCACCATCGCCGAGCAAGCCACCGCGCTTGCCAACTTCGTCAACGATATGTCCACCGCTCTCGGCGTCACGGCCGACGCAGCGGCGGCCGTCACCACGATCACGGCCATCGCCCCCGGCGCGGCGGGCAACGCGATCACCCTGGCCAAGGTTGCCGCCACTCCGGCGAACATCACGGTCAGCGGCGCTACCCTGACGGGCGGCACCGATGCCACGGAAACGCTTACCGATGTTGAGCGTGGCCGCTGGTATCAGCTTGGCGTCGAAGACGCCCTGCCCCAAGGTGTTCGCCGGATCGGCAGCGTCACGATCACGGGCGTTTCGGCTGACAGCTTCACCATCGACGCCGACGCGGGCCGCATCTACATCAAGGAAGATGCCACCGACATCGTGGACGGCGACGATCTCGAAGTCAGCTATGGCGTCAAGGCCGGTGTCGATGACATCGTGATCGCGCGCTCGGACACCATCGAAGGCGAGATGACCTTCATCGCGAACAACGCGGCCGGTGCCAACGACGATTACTTCTGGCCCTACGTCAAGCTCACTCCCGATGGCGACTTCAGCCTGAAGGGCGATGAGTGGATGACCGTGACCTTCAACTTCGAGATTCTGAAGCGCGATTCGCTGGTGGAACGCCAGTATATCACCCGCCGTCGCGCTTCTTGATCTTCGACCGGCTTTCGGGCATAAGCGAGGGCGGCGATCTACGGGTCGCCGCCCTTTTGCTATAGCGAGGATAGTATGACCTGGACCGACTACCAAGTTCCCACAGTGATGATCGACACAGGAGACGGCAAGGAACGGCCGGTGCGCGGCCTGTCGCTGGACGACATGAGCCTCCTGGTGGTCAACCATCTTGACTCGATGATGGAGATCACGACGCTCTACATTCAGTCGCAGAAGGACGTGCTCGCCGCCACCAACATGACGGACCTGGTTATGGTCGCGGTGCGGACGTTCCCGGATTTCATATCGGAAGTTATTTCCATCGTCACCGACACGCCGGAGCTTCGCAAGGTGCGGCTCCCGGCTGGCCTTCAGATGAAGGTGCTGTCGGCCGCGTTGAAGCTGACCATCGAAGACGCGGGTGGCATGGGAAACCTTTCAGCGATGCTTCAAGACGCCGTAAAGGCGGCCGTGGCGGGACGGGGCGAAGTGTCGCAAAAATTGCAGGACATCCTCTCGCCGTCTTCTACTTCGGGTGCCGCGAAGACGCGAACTTCTTGATCGCGCAGGGGCACGCCAACGCTGGCCGATATCCACTCGGCAAGCTGTGGTCGGAGAAGGAGATAACGAAGCGGAGAGTGGACCATGAAGTAGCGAACCAAGCGACCGTCGATAAAGCATCGCAGGCAGCGGTTCACGGAGGAAAGGAAGGTCATAGTCTATTCAAGTCCGTGATTAGACGATTGACCGGAGAGCAGTAGGGAACAAGCGAATGGCGGCTCTGTCGAAGCGCGATATCGAGATGATCTTTCGGGCGGAGACGGATGCCGCCCAACGCCCGGTCAACGAACTAAGTTCCGATGTGAAGCGGCTCCGCCAGTCTCTCGAAGACCTGGTGAAGTCGAGCAACAAGACGGACAAGAGTCTCGACGCGCTCACCAGCACCACGCGCGAACTGGAGCAAGCCCAACAGGAGCTTGGCACAGCGCGCACCCTCCTGACGCAACTCAACGCGCAGGCGAACGCCCTGGACAAGGCCGAGACCAAGGCCGAAGCCGCCACCAAGAAGTATCAAGACCTGAAGGCACAGGTGGACGCGGCCGAAGCGCCCACCAAGCGCCTGACGAACTCCCTGGCGGCGGCCGAGCGCGGCATGAACGCCAATAACGCTCGCCTGGAAGAAGCGCGCAAGAACTACGCCGAAGTCAAGACTAGCATCGAAGGGATCATCGGCCCGGTCGATAACATCCGCGATGCGTTCCGGACGGTCGCGGTCGCGCAGCGTGACATCACACAGGGTCTCGCCGCTGCGAAGGGATCGGTGGCCGGTTTCAAGCAGGAGATCGCCGAGACGAAGGTTGAAGCGGATCGCCTCGCGCAAGTCGATGCCTTCCGTAAACTGGCGGCCGATTCCCTCGCCGCGAGCACGGCGGCCGAGCGGATCAAGACGGGCAACGAAGGTGCGGCCACGTCCGCACAGCGTCTCGCGGAGAGCATCCGTGGGATTGTCAATCCGGCAGCGGCAGCGGCCGAGACCCTGGATGGCATGGATGCACGGCTCGACGCCGTAGTCAAGAAGATGTCGGGCGGCAAGATCAGTGTCGCCGAGTGGGGGTATCTCAACAACGAACTCCAGGGCATCCAAGCGGGTCTTATCGGCGTCTCGGCCGAAGTCGATAAGTTCACCGCGCAGCAAGCGCGAGTGGACGATGCGGCCGGAGCGTATGATCGCCAGGCGCAGAAGGTCCGCGAACTCGCTGCCACGCAAATCAACGCCAGCACCAGCGTCGAAGAACTTACGGCCGACATCAAGCGCGAAGAGACTGCGCTAGAGCGTTTGGGTGTCGCTCTGGATCGGGAGAGCGCGAAGCTCCGCGAGATGGGTGGAGCGCTCCAGAAAGTCGGAGTCGACGCGAACCAACTTCCGGCCGCTATCCAGCGGATCGAAGCGACCGCTACGCGCGCCGCTCCGGCCGTGCAAAAGGTCTCGAACGTCTTGCGGCCGGGAGGTAAGGGCGGCTTCCTTGGACTCGATCCCTTCCAGCTTCAGAATCTCACCTACCAGGTGAACGACGTTTTCACCGGCTTGGCGAGCGGCCAGCCGCCTTTCCAGGTGTTCGCGCAGCAAGCGGGGCAGATCGTCCAAATCTTCCCTGGGATCATCTCCGGCTTCGCCCGATGGCTCCCGCTGATCGCCCCCGTAGCCGTCGC